CATTTTCAGTCATAAATTTAGAAGGGTCAGCATAGACCCTTCCTTTTACTTCTTTTGTAGACATATCAATCATCTCTACTAATATTCCATTTTCGTTGTGACCTTTTTCCAATCTTATAGCATAACCTCTAATATTTTCTAATATATCTTTTGAAATTACTCTTGCAGTTTGTGGTAATTTTTGAATTAGAGCATTTATATTCTTGAAATTATGTTTCACTTTAAAATTACAATTAAAACTTATCATTCTTGCACCTTCTCACATATATATACATAAGTACTTCCAATTTTATTTTTATCAGTTACTTTATATTGAGGTTTAAACTCCTCTGATTTTGAGACATCTTCAAATGATATTCCATTGCCTTTTTGTATATCATAATCTCTTGTCGTACGACCTTTATATGTACTATAATCAACTTCACCAGTAGACTTTCTATCTAATTCATTTACATCTTGTTGCATATTTAGCCAAGCTATGCCTTTATATTTCCATACTTTTGAAACTTCGCCGTGGTCTTCTATTTCTTCATATTCTGATATATATACTTTTGTTAAATCTCGCAATAACATTACTTGAATATCCTTATTGAAGCAACATCAATTCTCAATTTCTTTTCTATATCATTAAATGAACTTGAAATAGATCCTTCATTGCGGCTTAATAACCCTTCTGAACCTCTTGCATTATATTCAGCTATAACAGACTTTTTTATGTATGGAAATAACTTTTCATCATCTTCTTTTCGATTAGAAGCATCACAGGCAATAGAAGTCATATCGTCTATGATGTCTCTTATTATGCTTTCTGTACCTTCAATATAATTTGCCCCTAATCTTTGTTTTATCTTTTCAAACATCTATTGCCTTCCTTTCTATCCCTTTGAGATTATTCTTGCTATAGCAATTTCTTTATGGTTATATGTATTTCCATCAGAACCTACTACTAAATCCCAATTTGCTCCATCTGCTAATTCTTCATCAGTTGGAGAATCTGTTGCTTGATTTTTCATTAAGTAACTAACACCATGAGGAGCCATTACTTTTCTTTGTCTTTCATATAAGTAATCTCTATCGTTGTCAGCATCTCTATCCATTTCATGAGGTACTTTTGCTCCTAAATCTTCATAGTCAAATGCTCCTTTTCCGAAAACATATGTAACATATTTAGAATCTCCATATCCTGTAACCTCATAATAGTTTGAAATACTTCCAACAGCAGGACTTTCAACTGCTGTATAAGTTGTTCCAGATTTTGTATAATATGTTTTTCCTTCTGTCAAAGATGTATCAGAAGTTTTTGCATATATTGGGTCTCCCTCTTCTTCTGTTATTTCGTCATATTCTATTAATAATTTTCCATTCCATGTATAAACATTTAATTCTCTTTCAATTCCGTTTGGATCGTTATATCTTAAGTTTGTTACTAACTTTTTGCCTTCTAGATTTGTTACTATTACAGAATTTGCTACTGCTAATTTAAAGTTTCTTCTTCTATCTCCGCATGCTTTTTGTAATGCTGTATTTAATGTTGTTTCAGCTACTGATGACTCTTTTTCTCCTGATATATCATATGTGTGTTTTGAAGCAAAAACTTTTCCTGCATCTGATTTCATTGAGAATAATGCTTTAGTTATAATTAATAATATATCTTCCCATGCACTATCCCAGTAATCTCCTAATTGGTCTGCTACTTGACTCATAAAATCCTTTTTAGATGTTACATCATATGTAAAATCATCCTCATAGAATTTATCTTTTCTGCCAATTACAACTACACCTTGTTTGTATGTTGGCAATGTTTTTCCTTCATCATATTTTGTTTTTCCATCATAATTTACTGGTTTTCCTTTTAATCTTCCTATCATTGGAATTATTCCATATTCAGCACCAGTTTGTGATGCAAACATTTCTCTTATTCTACTATTCCCTTGTAATACTCCTGATTTTATTAATAAATTTAATCTTTCTTGTGGAATTGTGTCATAATAAGCACCAAATGCTCTTTCATTAAAATATTTTTTGTTAAATGTTCCTGTACTTGTGTAATCTGCCATTTTTATACCTTCTTTCTTTAATTTTTATATTTTGATAATTTGCAAAGTTCTTCATAAGTCATTTGACTTTCTGGTTTAGAACCTTCAATTGAATCTCCTGTCTTTGGAGCTGGTTCTTTAGAATACTCGCTTATTGCTTTTTCTCTGTCTGCTTTTGATACTTTTTCAAATATGTCTAATTTTGAATTTATACTTTCAGCAGTTTCTCTTGAAAAATCAATAGTTTCTATATATCCTAATGAGATACCTCTTTGACTTGCTTGACGAATTGTTTCGTCTTTTAGTCTATAAGCATTTAGTTCATTTTCAGCTTTATTAGCTCTAGCTCTTTCTTGTTCTAATTCATAAGACTTTTTTTGGTCTTCGTCCATTTTTGCAAGTTTGTCTGCTTCTGCTTTTTTTGCTTCCATTTCTTCTAAAATTGCTTGTCTTTCTTTTTGCTTTTCAGCATTAATCATTTTGTTTACTTCATCTCTTGTAAAAGTTTTTTCTTTATTTTCTTCTACTTTTGATGTTTCAACTTTTTCTACACTCTCGGCAGTAGTTTCCAAATCTTTTTTTGTTTCTTCGTTATTTTCCATAACTCTTTCCTCCTTAACTTTTACGGTGTTATAACCAAACTATTTTTGACTTTTTACGGAAGTCTAACCAAACAAAAATAGACAGTTTAATGTCTTATCTAGGACAACAAAAAAGAACTCGTCGACTTGGTTCTGGATTTATAATTATAAAATGTTGATAACTTATTTATTGTTTTGTTCATTGTCTTTGTCATTACTTCCTATTAATGCTAAAGCTATAATTGTCAAACAGATTATTCCTGTTATCATTACTCCTGATGACATATAAACACCTTCTTTCCACAATAAAAGCACCTACTATTTTAAGTAAGTGCTATTTTTAATTTTTAAAATCTATATTTTTACATATTTTTTCTATTTTTCTCATAAGTGGTGTATTTTTATCTATTTCTTGTTTATCATTCCAAAATTGTGCCTTTAAACTACTTCTTTTTTCTTGTTTAGTTAATTTTATTTTTCTATCTGGATTTTCCATACTATACTTCCTCCAATTTAACATATATTATACCATTTTTATTTTTTATGTCAATTAGTTGAAAGTCTGTATTTCTCATAAACAATATTTCTCCTCCACCTTCATCATTTAAAGTAGATAAATTTCTTCCTGTTTTAGATTTTATTTTCATTATCATTTTGAAGCTTGTATCATATACACCTAATGATGAAGATATATAACTATTCCAATGTCCTATTCTTTGTTCATTATCAAATATTGATAATACTTTTGATACATCTTCACTATCTCTTACATAGATACATCTTTTAACCCAGCCTTTATATATTGGCATTCCTTTTAATGCATTATCTAAATTCTGTATATATTCCTTATCTTCTTCTGATAATGTTTCATTATTGTATAATTTCGAGTTAATTTTATAAGACATACTTTTTAGATATTGTTCTAATGATTTATATTGTTCTTCTCCTAAAACATTTCCATTTCTAAAATCTTCACTTGTATAATTACTATTGTATATAATAGTTGAACGGCAGTAATGAAAATGATGCTGTATAGGTGGAAGATTTAAACCTAAAACTAATCCATTACATCTAATTCTTTGTAATCTTAATTCTTTTTGATTTTCTCCATAATATCTATCAAATACATTTTCTTTGTTAATATAAAATTCTTGGTTATTCAAGCTATCGCACATCAATGTTGTTTTTTCATCTTCTACTGCTATAAATCTAACTTTTAAATTATCTTCTGTTGTTGACTTTATACCTTCTACTTTTGCCAGATTATTTAATCCTATCATTTGTAAGTCCATTGCACCTGATATTTTATTATTTATATTAAGCTTTTGATTATTTTGTCTATTTATTATAGTTTGAAACTCACTAGAATCGATTTCTAGGTCTTTTTGTTGTTGCATACTTAAAATTACTTGTTTATATATTTGCTGTGCATTATATTGTATTGTTGCTTCAATATATTGTTTCCAAGTTAGTCCGACTATAATTAGGTTGGTCTAATAATGCAAGAAATAAAGCCATCGGAATTATTGATGGCTTTTTCTTTTTATTTACTTCTTTTTGTCCTTCTTCATAGTAGTAGTTTGTATCTTCATACATTATTTGTTTTTCTTGTTCTTCTAATTTGCTTTGTTCTTCCATATATGCACTATAAATAAGCAATTCTAGTATTTCACTATTCTTTACTCGTGTTCTTCTATAAATGTTATTTGCTAATACTCCAAAATAACCTGTTAATAATTTTTGTTCTTTCCATTGCTCTATGTAATTATTTATTCTTTTTTTAGTTTTATTATCTGCTATATTATATATATTTTTTGATGTAAAGTTAAATGTATCAAGGAGTTCTTGTAGTCTGTTTTGTGTTTGTTTTGATGTTTTATTGTATAGTTGCTTTAGTTCTTGCATTTTTTTGTCATGGTGTTGCCAAGCTTCCATTTACAGCACCTCTATTCTTTTATTTGTTTATTAACTGCTTTTTCTTGTTCTTTCTTGTTGTCCGCTGTTAATTTCTGTGCTTTTTGTTCATCTGTTAAGTCTGTCACTTTATTGTTTTGTTTATCTTCTTTATCGTTTTGTTCTACCTCTGTTTGTCCCATCATTTGCATTTGCTCTAGATTTTTCTGAATGTTCTCTTCATTTTGTAAATCCATTTTTGCCAATTCACTTGTTGCATCTAAATCAAGATTTAATAAATTAATAACTGTTTCGTCTGGTAATAAGCCTCTTACCTTCAATGCATTTGTTATGTCTGTTGCTTTATCAGAAGGTAAATTTCTATTTAGTTTTATTTCTATATCTCTAAAGTCATAAGTTTTGCCCTTTTCTTTATTGAATTTCTCTAATATTATTTTCCACCTTCTTGTTAATCCTTCAAGGAAATCTCCTTCAAATGTTGCTATATATTGTTGTAAACTAAAGAATTTCTTTTCAAGTGCTGAATTATTATCAGCTGATGTAAATCCAAGGTCTGTCATATTAGGACAGAATGAGCATAAACATATAATATCCATTAATGTCTTTTTATGGTTTTGCAAGGCTGTATCATTTACATTCTTTTCAACCCAAGCTATATCACTGTTTACATCTTTGCTTCCGTCTAAATATCTTACTCTACTTGTTAATACATATTCATCTTCTTTTTGCCTTGCTGGATTTATGATATCTTCCCCTTTTTCATTTTGGATAATCATTGGATTTTCTGGTTGATATCCTATAACTTTCAATATTGCTTCATCATTATACTTAAATACATTTCTTGAATTTTGAATGCATCTTTCATATGCTTTTATTAAACTTATTACAGGTTCAAATATTGCCATTCCATCACAATTTTCTATTGCTGTCGCTGGTATATCATCATCCCATTTTTTAGGTTGTTTTTCTTCTTCATTTTCTTTAAATAATGGCTCGTCTTTGAACTCTTGTTCATAAGCTGGTGTGCCAAACAACTTTCTTTTTTCAGGTGTATCGTAATAATATCTTTTTCCGTCTGCTGCTGTTAATTCTACCATTTGTTGATATTCACCATTTGCCATATATGTACGAATTATTCTGTATAAGCCTATTAAATTTTTAGGCAATGAATAATCCCATATAGCAACCGTTTCTAATGCATCACTTCTTGCTATTGTTATTTCTCCTGTTGTTTCATCCTTATAATATATTTCATAACATGCCCTTTTTATTAAATAGTCTAATACCATATGTAAGAAATGTGAACCATCCTTGTTATAATCTGTTATGTGCTTTATAAGCAATTCTATTTCTTTTATTTCTTGTTCATCATTAGTTTCGTGATTAAATAGTTCTTTGATTATTTTATCTTTATCTTCATTAAATGCTTTTACTTTATATGTTGGTGCTTTTCCTCCAAAATAGCCGGCTGACATAACTGATATATATCTTTCTAGTGGTACTTTTATATCTTCATCATCTAAACTTGCAAGTTCTTCATCTGTTAATTTTCTTCTGAACTTTTCGTATAATTCTTTTCTAACATTTAATTCTTCTTGTGCTTTAAAATATATATCTGTTATACTTCTTTCTTCTGTTAATCTTTCTTTACTATATCTTAACATTGTTTCCTCCAATCAAAAAAACACCTACTTTTTAGTAGATGTTACATATTTATAAAAGACTTATTAGTCATTGTCATATTTGTATTTTTAGGTTTTGGATTTTCATATACTCCTGTTAAACAGTCCTCAGCATCATCATGTTCATTCTTTCCAGTTCTTACATAATGTTTTAAGTGTTTGGAAAATTCAGGCCATCTATCTTCCCAATTTATAGGAAAATATATATTATTCATTACTCCCGTCGAATTACTTAGTATCCTTGCAACTTTATTTTCTCCTTGATGAAACCATCTAACATTTGTATGTCTATTGCCTAAATTTCTTAAATTTGTTATTACATTTCTTGCGAATCCTCTACCACCATTATTACTTTCTATATTTGCATTTCCTACATTATCTTTTGTTAACATTTCTGCTACTGCTGGTTCTGTTATCTCCATCGGCTCTTGTGTATAAATAACATTTAATATGTAATATTCTTCATTATACATCTGATAATCTATTGAACATAGATAATCATTGCCTTCATCAGCAGTATCTGTATAGTTCATAATATAATGTGCTGGTGGTAATTTCTCATATATTTTAAATGCTGTATATAATCTATTTTTTACATCTATTGGCTCTTGCTGATAGTTAGCATATACAATATCTTTGTTCATATTTTTAGTTTTTAATTTATAATCTTCTTTATTTAATATTGCTTCACATAGCATTGAGCCATCTTTTTGAACTGCTTTATAATTTATATGCCTTACATTATCAAAATTTTCTAGTATATACCCCGCTAAATCATTACTAGCCCATCTAGTCATAATAATTATTAGTTTAAACCCTGTTTCTGTTCTTGATAGCATTGTATTATTAAACCAGTCTATTTGCTTTTGCAAAACATTTTCATTATATGCTTCTTCGACATTCTTTATTAAGTCATCTATTATCATTAAAGTACAACCAAAACCAGTCGCAGTTCCCTTTGGTGATGTTGCTAAATAATTTGCTTGTCCACTTCCTTCTAATGCCCATTTATTTGCACTAGATTCACCAAATTTAATTTTTGTATTAGGAAATATGTCATTGTATACTATTATTCCTTCTGTTTTTTCTGATGCTATTGTATCTCTTACTGATTTTGCAAATGTTGTTGATAGTATTTCATTATATGAACCAGTCATTACTTTTTCTTTATTGTTATTTCCAAATACCCATTCAACCAATTTTCCTGCTGTTCTTGATTTTCCATGTCTAGGTGGCATGTTTATTACACAAATTCTATCATCACTTTCGTAGAAATCTTGTAATTCATGACACATATCTTTTAAGAATTGTCTATCTTCTTTATAAAAATCTGGTGCAGTTAATTTACAATATTCAAAAAAATCACGTCTGGCTAATTCCAAACGTGCTTGTTTTTTTAATTCTTCTTTGATATTATTATTCATTTAATATCTTTCTCAATTCTTCTGTTGTCATTCCTGAAAATGGATTATTAACTTCTCCAGATATGTTTAACTTGTCTTGTGGTTTCTCTCCAATAGTATCTCTAATAGTTTCAAATGCCTTTACATTTCCACTCAAGGCTTCTTGAATAAGTGAAAAGCTTATCTTTTCTTGTATCGTCTTATCTTCTACCTTAGTTTCCAATAATGCTAATAGTTCCTCTCTTAACGTTTTTCTTTGTGCTCTTACTTCTCCTGATTTTATTCCACCTTTTTTTCCTTTTTCTCTTGCTTCCTTCTTGGTTCGTATAGGTTTTAAGTTTTGCTCATTTGCCATTTAATCACCTTCTTTATGTTTTTATTTATGTTCATATTTACCTCTTGAAATCTTTTTGTGTTTTGGTCTATATCTAAAACAATAATCATAATACTTACATTGTTCACATTTTCTTTTCATACAATTTGCATAGTTAATATCTTTCATACTCTATTCCTCTTCTGTACACGTTAACTTTCCGTCTATTCTTCTTACTATTTTACAGTCTATGTTTTTTGTACAAGTGCTGCAGTTATGTTCTTCTTTAAATTCTTCTATTTCTTCTTTTGACATATCTTTTCCTCCATTTTATTTTATATTTCGACATTTTATGACAACTTTTGTCATTTTTGTATGTTATAATCTCCTCATACATAAGATAAAAAATCAAATTATGAAAGTGAGGTGAATATTATGTCTAAATATTGCATTTCTTATGATTTAAATGAAAATCATAAAGATTATGATGGTCTAATATCTGCAATTAAGGATTATAACTACATAAAAGCTCTATACTCTACATGGTTTGTAAAGTCTAATAATACAGCACAGGATATTTACAACCACTTGAAACCTTATATCGATAACGATGACCATTTATTTGTTATAAAAGTAGACCCTTCTGATAAACAAGGTTGGATGCCAAAAGACATTTGGGCCTGGCTAAATTCTTAATCTACCGAGTCGGCTGTACAAGCTGGCTCTCTTGTTTTATATGTAATATCTATTTTTTCTATTTCTTCTGTTTCAAATAATTCTAATATTCTTTGCTCTGCTTTTAACTTATTAAGTATTTCACATTGTCCCATTCTTTCATTTCCACTTATTACTTTTATTGTTTTATCCATATCTTTTCCTCTTTTCTTTTATTTATAAAACACTATGTAACGATATAAAGTTTGACTCGAACCAACATACATTGCGATTTTCCCTTCGCCCTCTTTTACCAGTAAAGAGTATATTTGTTACCGAACAAATAAAAAGTTTCAGGAGTTTAACCATTTTTATATATCTCTACATACTATTTTATAAATATTAATTAGAACTCGCTAGGAAAGTTCTGTAATAATAATTTTAAGGGGTTTATTATAAACAAAGTGCAAACAGCTAATTTATATTATCAGTTACCTAGCATACTGGTAATAACATAACAAAAAAGAATAGACATTTAAAACATCTATTCTTAAATCAACAAATAGGTTGTCGCACTGGGTTTGATATTTCTATCTGCGACTTTTTAACTTGTACTAATTTTATCACATATTTTATTAAAATTCCGCCAATTTTCCGCCAACTTTTTTTAATTCGTTATGTACTGCATATATTAACTCTTGATTTCTTCTCTCAAATGTTCTTTCAGACATTCCTGATTCAATTACTTCCCATTTTGTTTTACTTAATATGTAATATTTGTTAAATATTATTTTACAGTCTTTATTTATCAATTCTAATGCTTGTACTACTGCTTTATATTCTTTTATTGATTTCTGTAATTGTTCATCTTCTTGTAACTTTATTACACTATTCAAAACATTGTCGCTTATATTATATGGTGCTTTTGGCATTCCATCTAAATTTTGACTGCCTATACTTAATATGTCTGCTCTTATATTCATTATATTGATACAATTATAATTATATCTTTTTAAACAACCTTTTGCATAATTATATTCTTCTTTGCTTAGTTTTTTATTCATTAGTGTGCCTCCTTTTTATATTTTCTCTTATTAATTCATCTTTTAAGTCATCTAAAATCTTATATGCTCTATTTAATTGTGCTTGATTTTGTTTTCTTTTTGTTATGTCTAATAAGTTTATATTCTCTAATTCTGCCATTGTACTTGCTACTATGTTGTATATATGATTTATTGTCATTTGTTCTTCCTTTCTTTTAAATATCTATATATTACTCTTTCTACATAAGCTAATGCTTCATAATTGCTTATATATCTTCCATCATGTCTGTGTCTTACTGTACTTCTTATTATCTTTATTTCTTGATTATATTGTCTTTTATACATTGTTGCTAACTGATTCTTGCTTAGTCCTGCTTTCCACTTCTGAATTATTTCTTTATCTTGCATACTACACCTCTTTAGATTCTCTTTAGAAACTCTTTAGATGTAGTATGCTCTTTTATTTATTTAATAATTCTTTTGCTTTATTTTCAAAATATTGTTTTATACAGTTATCACAAGTTTTTCCATTGTCTCCTGCATAATATTTGCATTTAGTTGTTATATCTAAATACTCGCATAAGTCACTATCACTTGTTGCTATATGATTTGCCATTAAATCTATTATTTTGTCTTTCTTTTCTAATAGTTTTAAGACTGTTTCTATTGCTACTGAATTTCTTGTTTTTAAATATTTTTTATCTATATTTTATTTCATTGTTTTTAATGTTTCTCTTGCTTCTTCTTCATTCATTGTTTAGTCCTCCCTTATAAGCACATTGTATATTTGCTGTACCGCCGAATATATAACCACAATCTAAACATTGCCAATTCTCTGGCATATTGCAAGAATCCTCTTTTTTCTTTGTACATTTTTTAGTTGGATTGTTATTTTTGTCTAGTAAATAATATCTTATAGTACAAAATTCTTTAAAATATGTTAATTTTTCGCTTCCGCAATTCGGACATATTACTTTACTCATTTCTATTCCCTCTTTTCATTTTCTTATTTAAAAATTTTCTTTGATATTCTATTATGTTTTTTTGCCTTTGTTTTTCTTTTTCTCTATTTTCTATAAATCCATTATCATTTCCATTCATTTTATTTTCTCCCTTCTAGTAGTTCTTGTAATTTCTCTAATTTTATATATTTTTGTGCATCAATACACGTTGCTTCGTCTGGAAATTCTGCATCTCCTTCAAATATTATTCTATATTCTCCATTGTTTAATATTTCTTCTATCTTGTCTTTTACTTTTTGAACTGGAATATTATCTAATAAATCATTTATTCTGTTATTCAATTCGTAATTATCTGCTTTTAATTCTTCATTCTCTTTTTGTAGTTTTTCTATTAGATTTAATAATATTTCAAATATTCCGTAATCTTCTGGTAGTAGACTTATCATTATCTTTTTAATTTCCGATTTATATGGTACTTTTTCTATTTTGCATTTCTTTTCTAGATTATTTAATGCTTTTAATAAACCAACAGCTTTCTTTTCTTTCCTATTCATTTGTTTCTCGCCTCTCATCTATCGTTTTTTATACATTTTTCTAAATCTTCTTCTGTAATGTCATAATAAGTTTTTAATGCATATATTAAATCTTTATAATGTTCATTTTCATTAATTAATTTAACTTCTTTTTCTTCCAGTCTACTACATTCTTTATCTATTTCTTTGTTGCTTATTGTTAGTTCTTCATTCTCTTTTTCTAATTCTAATATTCTATTATGAGCACTTGTGCTTACTTTTACTTCTAATAATTCTTCATTCTCTTTTAATACTCTTTTATAATCACATTCATTTTCATCTGATTCTGTCAACATTGCACTATATTCTTTTTCTAATTTATCTGCTATTGCTTTTCCTTTTAATACTTCTATTGCACTTTTAATTCTAAATTTTAAACTATCTTTTCCAACTGGTTTTGCTATATACCACATATTCCCTATTTTAACTTGTGTGTTATAATCAATTTTATCTATTAATCTGCTCATATCTTATTTACTCCTTTACCTCGTACTTTTTATTTTTAAAATAAATATTCATATCTTTTATAAAAATATCGTATAAATGTTGCTTTGTTTTATTACTTAAATCTATATCATCTAATTCTGCTATAAATTCAAGAAAAGCATCTACAAATACATCTTTTTTATCATCTTTTATTCCTTCTTCACACAAATCATAAAACATTTTGCTATCAGCTTTTAACATATCTATTCTCCTCCTACTTTATAGCAATTAGCCATATAACTTTCTTTTGTTAGTATTGTTTTTATGTCTTGTTCTTCAATTATTCCTATTAGTGCTAATATAGATTTTCCATTTCCATAACCTTTTATCTCTTTTACATATTTTCCATTTACATAGTCTCCAACTTCTATTAAGTCTATTAGTTGTTTGCTATGTTTTACTATATAATCTTCACAACATTGTAGTGGTGTTTTTCTATTTTTTATTTTTATAAAACAATTAAAAGGGCTTTTATATAAACTATTTTCTTTTCTTGAACTATATCTATCAAATATACCAATTTCTCCATTTTTAGTCCTCACATATTCGTTTACTTCTATCATCTTTTACTTTCCTTTCTATACTTTTTAAATTCATAATCTATATATTTCTGTAAGTCTATCATTTTCTTACTTTTTAACTGCATTATTTCATCTTTTAAATATTTAATTTCTTCATCCTTTTTTCTTGTTTCATATAAACTGTCATAGTATAGTTGTTCATAATCTATATTTTTCATTTTGTATCCCTTTTTCTTTTATTTACTTTATCTAATACTTTAGCAACTATGGCCCCTGATTTCGTTAATTCTTTATCTTGTTTATATAATCCTTTTTGATTCATGATAAATAGTTCCGAATTTGATACTAATATTAAATTATCTAAATTCAAATTTTGTTTATTGCCATCTGCAAATATTAAATTATATCCTTTTGGAATTTCTCCTTTTTCTTTTTCATATAGCCATCTATGTTTTAATACCCATTTATTAGGTTGTTTGACCTTTATATATGTATATCCATCAATATCTATTCTTTCATCTCCTGTCGGTCTGGCATTTGATAAATTTCCTTTTTGAAACATTGTTTTTTTACATTTTTCATATTGTTCTGGACTCATTTTTCTTCCTTTATTCCAAGAAGTTTGTCCCTTTTTAAATTTAGTATTTAAATCATTAGTTAAATTCAATTTTCGTTTCATATTTGCAAGAGCACTTTCACTTAAATTAGTGCTAAATCTCTCATTAAATCTTTTAGTTAGTTCCTTATGTGAAATTCCTTTTACATTTTCTATAAGAAATTTTATATTTTCTTCACTATAATTATATTTCATTATTGATTATCTCCTATTTGCAATATTTCTGGCATATCTCCTTTATTTCCAAACTCATCATAATGCTTTACTGCTTTAAGAGCTAATTCGCCATTATTTATAATTGTCTGGGCAATATTTGCTATTGATTTTGCCCTTTTTCTTTCTTCTTCTAGTTCTTCACCTTTTAATTCTTCATCATTTAGCCTTTCTAATTCCTCAAATAAATGATTATTTAAATCAACTAATTTATTTTTCATTTTTTATGTTCCTTTCATTTAATTATTCTTAATTCCAAATCTGGATAAACTTTTTCAAATATTTTATGTTTTAATTTGAATACATCTGTCTGCATTCCTTTAACATCTTCTACTATTGTTTTACCGTTTTCTATGTACTTAAAATCCGCAACATATTCTATTTTTCTAAATGTTCTTCCGTTTTTCTTAAAACTATCTTGTAACAGAAATCGTGGTTGTAATTCTAAGTCTGTTATTGTTCCTGCTCTTTCTAATAGTTTTAGTTCTTTGTATCTTTGACTTTCTCTTATACTGTCAAATACATACATATCAACTTGTACTTTTTTATTTCTGTATTTGTTCACTTTTCTTTAGCTCCTTTTCTATGTGATTTTCACATCTCCAAACTCCGTTTAAAGTTTTCTAATTCAAGTCTATTACAGCCTCTACATTTTACACATTTACCGTTCTAACGGTGGATAATTATATTTCATAAGCTAGGCCTCCTATTTTCTTAATTGATAGCAAGCTTCTTTAACTTCTTTAAATATTTCTTTTGTTGTCCATTTCTTTCCACCTGTTCTTAAATGTAAAGGCAACATTTCTTCAAATCCTGTATAATCACCATAATGAGCATAATCCCATCCAATAAAACAACCTTCTATTTTTTCATTTTCAGATACATATAAACCTTCTTCAGAATAATATGTAATTCCTCCATTTACTTCTATATCATTAATTCTGTCTCTATACTCTTTTGGTATTTTTATATATGCTGTTGGATGTGTTCCTAAATTTAAAATATAATACAATAATCCTAAACAATATCCAGTTGCTAAAACTTCTATTTTTCTATCTTTACAATATTTCATTTCTTTCATAACTGCCTCCTAATCTATTCTTGGTATATGTTGATAATTTAAAGCTTCAAAACCTGCCTGTGTTCTTTCATATACTGCAACTGTTTTACCTGTGTATTCACATTTCTTTTTATCTATTGCTTTTACATATCCCATTTTTTCTAATTCTGTTAGCCTTGGTGCTGTATAATTTCTTTCTGTACTTGGTATAAAACCTAAATCAAATAATTCTACTGCTAATTCCTTTGCTGTTTTAGGCTTGTCTAATCTATTTAAGATTTGTATGTATCTTATTTTTGTTTTATCTTGTATGTCGTCTAAACTCATTTGTCGAGTTTGATATGTTATTGTATTCATTTGTTTATCACTTCCTTTAATCTATAAATTCTCCCCATTCTAAATTTTTATATAAATGTCTTCGCGGGTCTTCTGAGTAATATCTGTATGTATTCTCACTTATTTTTGTCTTTATATCTGCTATTTTTGGTGTAAACTTATTAATTTTGATTATTTGGTCTATTGCTTTTCCAAATTCTTCTGCAGATATATTTTGAAATTCCTGAAACCACATCCTAGCTTCTTCTTGTGTAAATTTTTTATTATATGCTACTTGTATTTTTCCTAATTGTCTTTTAAAATCTTCTTTATTCATTTAAAAATCCACCACCTTGCTTGTGTTTTGGGTTTTATTTTTAAATTCAATTTCATCAGTTTGTACTTTTTCTAATGTATCAATTCCTTTGTCTACATAGCTATCTAAAATAGTCATTGCATAATCCCAATTAGCATTTTTTCTTGCTGTTTTCTTTAAAGCATATTCTATGACTTCAACTGATAATTTATCTAAATAGCTTATACATTCTTTTATATTGCTTAAATTTGTGCTTCCTAATGTTTCAATAAAAAGGTCATTTATTTTTTCAACATCAGCATCATATAAAGCTGATGCATTTTCATTACCATTTTCATTTACATTATCATTATCATTTACATTATCATTTACATTAGGTTTTGGTTTGGTTTTTGTATTTTGAAAACCTATGGTTTTTTCTTTTTCAAAACCTACGGTTTCTTTTTTGGGTCTACCACCGCTTTTTTCCGTTTTCATATCTTTTTGTATTTGCTAAAATCTGTGGTTTTATTAATGTAAATATTGTTTTTGCTACTCCTGTTAATTTTGTTTCATTTCCATTTAAAGCTAATTCACATATTGCATCATATACTTTTAATCTATCTTTTTCTTTTAAGTCTTGTAATGCATCATAAAAGCTTTTATAGAATACAAAACTTTCCTTTTCTCCTGCCATTGCTTTCTCCTTTCGTACAATATGTTATGTCTGCCCTTGTTGTCTATTTTTAATCACTTAATCCTATTACTGAACCTATTGCTATTCCTAACCAAGCAATAGGAACTCCTACTTCACAAAAAATTATTCTTAATATTCCTAATGCTATTCCTAATCCATTTAGTGGATTTATTGAATTAACTATTTGTGTTATTCCTCCTGCAAGCATTAACCATATTCCAACATATATTCCTAATATAATTCCTGTAATTGCTATTAAAATCCCTATAATTTTTTTCATTTTTATTTCCTCCTAATATTTTTTATAAATAACTTTTTCCTATTAATTTTATAAATTCTTCTCTTGTATGATTTTTTTCATATTCTTTTTGACATTCTTGTTTTAATCTCAAATCTAACTCATGTCCATATTTACCATGTACTCCGTATGTTCCTCTATGCTCTAAATATGTTAGCCATACTTTGAATCCGTTTTGCTCTGATATTTTTCTTTTTCCTGAGCCAAAATATATATGATGTTCTTCTAGTCCATAAGTTTGTTCACTAACATAGCTTTCTTTTTTGATTTGTAAAATTGATTTCATTTCTTGTCCCATTCTTTCAATAAACTATTTATTTCTGCATCTGATTTTGTTTCTATATCTAACTGCTTACATTCTTGTACTATTAATTCAATTAATTTGCTCATTTCTGTCGTGTTATAAACACTAGACCCATAATATGTAATTACATTTGTAAAACCGTTCTAATTTGCTTTTCATTGTTTCTGTTACCCAGCCTAGTCCGTGGTTACTCCAAGCTTGTCTAAATCTTTCTACTGCTTCATTTTTGACTGGTATAATTTCAAAACTACCTATATTTTTTATTAAATCTCTGTATATATCTTCTTTTGGTATATGTAATTTATCTTGTAATTTTCCTAATAGTACCCAACAATAAGCATTACTATCTAGACTTCTTTTAGGTCTATATTCTTTTATTTCAAACTGTTTATCTTTTGCTTGTTCTAGTAAATAAGTTATTATTTTATTACTTGTTCCTATCATAATTACCTCTCTATATGTTGGTGCATTAAAACATACTCTGAATTTTCTCCCATATTATTCAATAGAAATTCACTTGCTTGTTGTTTACTTAAATGGCTGTCTTTTGCTCTAAATTCATATACATATTTGCAGTCTTGTTGTTTTTCTTTTATTCTTTCTTCTATCTCATCTTCATCGTAATTACCTTCAACAAGATACAAATCATAATTTTTAGCACTTATTCCCTCAACTGTTTTTGTATCTGTCATATAGATTACTTTATAATCATCAAATAGCACTCTATAGCCACATTGTGGTACATCATGATATAATTTAATTGGTATTATTTTAAATAGCCTATAATCGTATTTCGTGCCAATTTGAAGTACATCTATATTCTTTCTTTCAACTCCACATTCTAGAAGTGGTTTTAATAGCCATTCACAACAAGCAAATCTTAGAGTTGGCCTTTCTTGTGCTAATTTTTTTATTGTTTCTTTCTTAAAGTGGTCTGAATGTATATGTGTGAGAAGTACTATTTTTAATTGTTTATAATACTTCTCTAATCTTTTAAAAGTAACTCCACAATCTATTAAAATTATGTCTTTTATTATTGTTGCATTTCCTGTACTACAACTTGATATAATTTTATAGTTCATTCATTGATACCTCTTTTGTTTCTTCTGTTTGTTCTTCTATTTCTGCTTGTATTTCAATAGGCTCTTGTTGCGGAATTTCTTGTTGCATTTCTTCAGCTTCATACATTCCTGCTAGATCTTCAACAAATGTTTCTCTTAATGCTCTTACTTTTGCTACTTTTTCTACCATTGTTGCACCTTTATTATTCCAGTTAGAATTTAATTGACCTTGTCCTGTTTTTTGTGCTACTTCATTAAAGCTTACACTTGAATACGTAGGGTGTGACCAATCTTTTCTAAATACTCTAGCCCAACCACCTACAAGTTGTTCATCTCCTAACTTAAATGTTCCTTGTCTTTCTTCTACTGTTCCATCTGATTTTTGAACTATAATTCCACTTTCCATTCCATCATAATTTGGATTTAATACAGCTCTTTTAAGTATTGCATCTTTTCCTACAACTAATTGTGCTGGTACTCCTGCTTTATATTTAATTAAATAGGCTTCTCTTAAAAATGGATTTAATTTTCTAACCTTGCAAAGTTCTGTAAATAACTTAAATTCTTGATTAGTTATTTTTGCATCTGTTCCTACTATGTATTCTTGTACTATACTTGGTGTTAATTTAATTTCATTTCCATCAATATCAAATTTGACCATTAATTCATTATTTTTTTGTGCTTCATTACTCATAATCATATCCCCCATTTTCTAAAAATTGTTTTAATTCTCTTAACTTTGTTCTTGTTCCTTTTACTGTAAACTTTAATGTTAATATTTCTTCTTGTTTCTCTTCTATAGCTGGTGCATTTAATACCGTTTGTTCAATATACTTGTCTGACTCTTTTGCAGTATCTACAACAAATTCTTGAAGTTCTTTTTCCTGTTCTATTTTTTTCTTTTCTTCTTCAACAACCTTAAATCTATTTGTTACACTTGTTATTGCTTGTGATACATTTAATGTCTGTTTATATTCAACTAATATTTCTGCTTTATGTTCTTGTGTTTCAATTAGTTTTAAATCATCTGTTATTCTGTCTATTAATTCTTTCTGTTCATCATTTTCAAATCTTAAATCTTTATTTTCTTCGTGTACTGCTAAATTTTCGTTTGTTAATTCTTCATTTTTCTTTTGTAAATCTGCAATTAATATGTTTCTATCTTCTACTTTTCTTTCTGCATCTTTTAGATTTTTTCTACTTGCATTTACTAAGCTTTGTAATTCTTTTGTTTTTCTAAACATCTCTTTCAACTCCTTTCTTGTATAATTTTGTAAATTATTGTATAATCTCTCCAAATGGAGGTGATTACTTTGAAATTAGACCACGAATGTATTAGAGATTTATTATTATATTTAGAGAATAATTTAACTTATAATGGGCAATTAAATATTAATAATTTAAAAATAAAGTCTTATAGTAAAGAAACTCTAATGTATACTGCTGATAAACTTATTGAAGCCGAATATCTAAATGCTAAAATATGTTGGAATTATTCTGAACGCCGTATAATAATGGTTGAATCAATTACCTTCAAAGGGCATCAGTTTTTAGATAATATTCGTGATGACTCTGTTTGGAATGATACTAAAAATGTTTTATCAAAATTCAAATCAACTTCAATTAACTTTATTGCAGATGTTTCTTCACAAATTATCGCTAATCTAATTTCTAAACAATTAGGATTTAATTAATTTTTCTAAATAACTTAATGTAGCCTCACATTCTGCATTGGTTATTTTTTTAATTTCACTAATATTTAACTTTACTATTTCTTCACTTATTGGGCAAGGTATCATTGACAAATGTAAAATTCTTTGTATTAAATTTGGTAATTCTACCATTATCAACTTTTGTCTCTCTAATTCTTGCTTTTGTTGAAAATTGTTTTTTTCCATCTTTCCCTCCTAATATGTTGTCCCACTTAAAAACATTAAATAACTAAATACTAATGTTGCTATATATAAACTGCTATATACTACTGCTTGTCCTATTCTCATATATACTTTATTTTTATCTAATTTAAAGTTCTTCCATGTTCTTTTCATTTGTTTTCACCTACTTTCGTTCAATTCTCTAATTTTCTTAAAATTTCGCATCCTATTTTGTTAAAATCTTTATAAACTTTTTCATTTTCTTCTTTTGTTTCTGGAAAATATGTATTGTCTACTTCAATAGTTGTACTTCCTAATTTAAATTCTTTTATTGTCATTTTGTAACCACCTCTTTATATGCTTATTCACATTGCTTGTCCTCCTTTCTTTTTTGTACCTTGTCGCATTTTTATTCGTGTAACTTATTAAGTTACTTATAGTGTAAAAAAAATATTATCAATTTCTTTTGGATTTAAATTATATCTTTCCTTTATTCTAGCAATTTCGTTTCTTGTAAATTCAGCTTTTCCATTTATTTTAGCTGATAATGTGGTTTCTGACATATTTAATGCTTTTGATAATGTTATTCCTGTATCATTATTTGCGAGCATTTTTATTCTTAATGCTGTTTTATTCAT